AAGCGTTACTTTACGGGATTGAGGCTGAAGCCTGACACCGATGCGGACGAGGATTTTCTGTCCTAAACCACTCCTGGGTAGACCTCTATTAAGGTCATTTACAAAAAGTCCTCTTAGGGGAAATTTTCATAAAAAACCATAAGGAAAAGTTTAGTAAATGACATTCAACGAGGTCTACCCAGGCCATTAAAACCTTACAGGAGAAAGCATTATGAGAGAAAAAATGATCGAGCGTAAATTAACGCTGATGGTAAAAAAGCGTGACGGCATCTGTCCGAAGTTCGTTTCTCCAGGATTTGATGGGATGCCCGACCGAATTGTTCTTCTGCCTGGTTGCCATTTTGCCTTTGTGGAAGTAAAGGCTCCCGGTGAAAAGCCCCGCCCACTTCAGCTTTCACGGCACAGACTACTACGCAGACTCGGTTTCCCGGTATATGTCCTGGATGCCGAAGAACAGATTGGAGGTATCCTTGATGAGATACAAACCACATGACTACCAGTCTTATGCCATCGACTATATCCAGACCCATCCCATTGCCACCGTCTTTTTGGACATGGGTCTCGGCAAAACAAGTATCACCCTCACAGCCATCAATGACCTGCTGTTCGACAGCTTTGAGGTTCACCGGGTGCTGGTAATCGCACCCCTGCGTGTAGCACGGGACACATGGACAGCTGAAGTAGATAAGTGGGATCACCTTCAGAACCTCATCTGCTCCGTGGCTGTCGGCACAGAGGCGGAACGCAAAGCTGCCTTGATGCGACAGGCCGACATTTACATCATCAACAGAGAAAATGTCCAATGGCTCGTGGAAGAAAGCGGTATCCCTTTCACCTTCGATATGATTGTGATTGACGAACTGTCCTCCTTCAAGAACCACAACACAAAGCGGTTCAAGGCAATGCTGAAGGTCAGACCCAGGGTCAGCCGTATCGTAGGACTGACCGGCACTCCCGCCTCCAACGGTCTGATGGATCTGTGGGCAGAGTTCCGTATCCTGGACATGGGTCAGCGCCTTGGACGGTTCATCACCAAGTACCGCACCGACTACTTTATGCCGGACAAGCGGAATGGGCAGATCATCTACTCCTACAAGCCGCTGCCGTATGCGGAAGACGCCATCTACCGACAGATTTCCGACATCACCATCTCCATGAAGGCAACAGACCACCTGCAGATGCCGGAACTGGTCAGCAGCGAATATACCGTCCAGCTGTCCGATGAAGAAAAGTCCCACTATGAGGAACTGAAACAGGAACTGGTGCTGACCCTGGGTGATGGAGAAATCACAGCCGCCAACGCAGCGTCCCTCTCTGGCAAGCTGTCGCAGATGGCAAACGGTGCAATCTACGATGATCACGGCGAGGTCGTTAAGATCCATGACCGCAAGCTGGATGCCCTTGAGGACATCATCGAAGCGGCTAACGGCAAGCCCGTCCTGGTAGCGTACTGGTTCAAGCATGACCTTACTCGCATTTCCGAAAGGCTGAAAAAACTGCATATCCCGTTCTCCCGACTGGATGATTCCAACAGCATCCGCAGATGGAACAACGGTGAAATCCCGGTGGCGCTTATCCACCCTGCATCGGCAGGACACGGACTCAATCTCCAATCCGGCGGGTCCACACTTGTGTGGTTCGGTCTGACTTGGAGTTTGGAACTGTATCAGCAGACTGTAGCCCGTTTGTGGCGACAGGGTCAGACCTCCGAAACCGTGGTGGTTCAGCACATCGTAACAAAGGGCACCATTGACAACCGCATTATGAAAGCCCTCTCCCAGAAGGAGTATACCCAGACGGCACTGATCGATGCTGTAAAAGCGGACTTGAAAATCTGAGACAATATATGAAAATCCGTGCCAATCCGAGGAACTCAAAATATCGGAGGTACGAATATGGAACCTTATCAGGCATTAGCCAACGCCATTGTAGAACTGGCCGTAAAAGACTACAAAAAAGCCCTCAAATATCACTACACCCACCCAGACAAAATTGAGTATGCGACCGAGGTCAATTCCTTGGAGTGTTTTTTCCGTTCCGGTTGGTACGGTATGCTGACTGACCTTGATGGTGAGTACCTCATAACAGGTATCCGCCGTATAGTGAGACAGGAGGTGGCTGCATGACAGCAAAGAAATATTTGAACCAGGCTTACCGCCTCGACCAACGTATCCACTGTAAACAGGAGCAGATTTCTGCTTTAAATGACCTTGCTACCAGTTGCTCCGCTTCAATGACAGAGTTGCCCAGAAACCCCAATAAAGGAGGCTCCCGTATGGCAGATGCAGTATGCAAAATCGTGGAACTGCAAGACAGCATTGCCGCCGATATGCAGGAACTGGTGGAATTGAAGGCCGAGATTATTGCCACTATCAAGGCTGTGGACTGTATCGAATATCAGCTGATTCTAGAAAAGCGGTATATCAGTGGAAAGTCATGGCCCGAAATTGCCGTTGACTTGGGATACAAAATGCGCCACCTTTACAAACTGCATGATGAAGCCTTGGCAGCAGTAAAAATTCCTGAAAAATATTCTGCCGTGCAGTGAATGGCACTATTTCGCACTCCCCATTAGTAGTATCATTATAATGGCGAAAGAGAATATGGAACGCCCTTCATGGGAGCAACTCCTATGGGGGCTTTTCTATGCCCACGAGGAGGTGAAATGATGCCGAAGAAACCCAAACGGCCATGTTCTTTCCCTGGATGCCCAAGGCTTACAGATGGTAGGTTTTGTGAGGAACACGCCAAAGTGGAAACCCAACGCTATGAGAAGTACGACAGAGACCCTGCTGTACGCCGTAGATACGGACGGGCTTGGAAACGTATTCGTGACAGTTATGTGCTGCAGCATCCTTTGTGTGAGGTGTGCCAAAAGGACGGGCGGCTGACTGCGACGGAGGAAGTACACCACAAAGTGCCCTTGTCCGAAGGCGGCAATCATGCAAGAGAAAACCTGATCGCACTGTGTAAGTCTTGCCACGCCAGAATCCATGCAGAACGTGGTGATCGATGGGGGAAAAAATGAAGCTGTGAATCTTTCTAAAGATCCACAGCTTGCTTGATGTAGTAGGAAGGGGCAGGTTGAGGCAGGAAGAAAAGTTAACAGGCTGGTGATGATGAAACAAGTAAAACCAAGCACAGTTGCGAAATCAGCTACAATAGGCAGCACCTCCGATACAGAAAGCGTTAACCCCATATGCGGCGCTTTCCTCCCTTATGGCTCCAACCGACCCAACCCCCTGGGGCAAGAAGTAGCATACCATCTGACTGTTTTTGCTGTCAAGAGTAGGGGGGATGAAATCTCCGTGATCTCGCCTGTGTGCAACGGGCGCGGGGTCACATGCGCAAAATCGCATAAGTTTTCAGGGGAATAGCCCCAGCATGAAGGAGGTGTAAAAATATGGGTCAGAGAGGACCAAAGCCTGGCTCCGGCGGCAGGCCGAAGAAGGCAATTGCCGAAAAAATTTCAGACGGAAATCCTGGAAAAAGGCCGCTGACGGTTATTGATTTCAAAGACAGCGCGGCTGAACTGGAGGGGCAGCCAATGCCCAAGCCATCCGAGTTCCTTTCCGCAAAACAGAAAGACGGCTCTACGCTCTGTGCTGCCGAGATTTATGAAAATGTATGGAAATGGCTGTCCGACCGTGGATGTGCCACTATCATTTCTCCGCAGCTCATTGAACGCTTCGCTATGGCAAGCGCCAGATGGATTCAGTGCGAGTCCTTAACCAGTGAGTTGGGCTTTCTGGCAAAGCATCCCACCACAGGTGCAGCGATCCAATCACCCTATGTGGCTATCGCAAACACATACATGACCCAGGCAAACCGCCTGTGGTCGGAAATTTACCAGATCGTCCGTGAGAACTGCACCGGCGAATATAACGGTGTAAATCCGCAGGATGATGTAATGGAACGATTGCTTCGAGCAAGGAAAGGAAACGGTTGATTATGTTTGAAAAAGTAAATCCGGCACATCCAGATAAGATTGCCGACCGCATTGCTGGGGCGCTCGTTGACCTGGCATATAAATCCGAGAGAAACCCTCGCATCGCAGTGGAGGTTCTAATCGGTCACGGAACCTGCCATATCATCGCAGAGACTTCCGTGCAGCTTTCCATTGACGATGTGACTGCTGCCGTTCACCGCATCGCAGGTTTCCTCAATGTTGATTACTCCGAAGTTCCCCAGGATATTTACCTCTCCCGCAATCAGAATGGTGCTATCCGCTGCGGTGACAACGGCATCTTCAAGGGTGTGCCTGTGACTGCCGAGCAGAAGAAACTGGTGGGCATTGCCACCGATATCTACAATGCCTATCCCTTTGATGGTAAGTACATCATCGACAACGGCAGGGTTATCATCTGCCAGAGCAACGCAAAGGCTGACCACCTCCGTGAAATCTATCCCGCCGCAGAAATAAATCCGCTCGGTGACTGGACTGGCGGCACGGATGTGGACACCGGCGCTACCAACCGCAAGTTGGGTAGTGATATGGCTGATTCCGTAACTGGTGGCGGTCTACACGGCAAAGACCTCTCCAAGGCTGATGTCAGTGTAAACATCTACGCTTGGCTCAAAGCCCAGGAGACTGGCAGGCCTGTTCAGTTCTGTTGCGCCATCGGTGATGAAACTGTCGGTGGCATTCCCTACGAGGAAATCGTGGAAACGGCAAGAGCCTACATCAAGTCCGTTGGTGGCTTTGAGGCGTTTGCCGAGTGGGGTCTTGTATGATTATTGAGAAAAAGAACACGGCAGACCTTCTGCCTGCCGACTACAATCCCCGCAAAGACCTCAAACCCGGAGACGCGGAATATGAAAAGCTGAAACGCTCCATTGAGCAGTTCGGATATGTGGAACCCGTCATCTGGAATCAGACCACCGGCCGTGTGGTTGGCGGTCATCAGCGTCTGAAGGTGCTGATGGATATGGGCATGACCGAGGT